TCAGGAACATTAAGTTTTGCTGATGCAAGTGGTGGTAGTTTAACAGGATTCACTTCTGCTGATAATACATCATCACCTAACGATACTGTAAATGCAGCTTCTCTCACAGTAGATTCATCATCAACAAATGCAGATATTGTTCTTGCACCAAAAGGTACTGGTGCATTTTTAACTCATATACCTGGCGGTGATGCTGCTACTGGTAATAAACGAGGTGGATTTGCAATAGATTTACAACTCAATAGAACAGATGGTACTCCTGATGCAGGCGATGTACCATCAACATATATGGGTACTATTATTAGTGGTTATGGTAATTCCATGGGCGTTACTGGTACTGCAACAACTGGTTCTACCTCTTCTGATGTTTACAATAATGCGATAATTAGTGCTAGAGATAGTTCTATTACATCTGATACTTCAGGTGGTCAAGTTCATGATGCTGTAATTATTGGTGGTTATGGTAATACTATTAGTAATAGTGGAACTTTAGATGCTTATCAATCTGCTATTCTTGGTGGTAATCAAAATACATTAACAGGTTGGAGAAGCACTATACTTGGTGGATATTCTCATTCTATAACCCAATCATATAATGCAATAGTTGCTGGTTATGATAGTAGTATTTCTGGACAACACAGTGGAATTTTAGCTGGATCATATCAAGTTATTGATTCAACTGCATATCGTTCAGCTGTCGCTGGTGGTAGTAATAATGAAATAGAAGGTGATTATACTTTTGTAGGTGGTGGATATTCTCACTTTGTTGATGACCCTTGTGCTTATGGTGCAATAGTTGGTGGTTATAATCATACTTTAGACGCTGATTATGCTGGAATGTTTGCTGGTAGAGATAACACTATGTCAACTTCTAATGCTCAATATAGTGCAATATTGGGTGGTCAATCAAATTTAATATCACAAGGTTATTCAGCTATAGTTGGTGGTTATGGTGGTACTGTTAGTGGTGTTCAAGCAGCAATTGTTGCTGGTTATCAAAATCATGTTTCATCTGGTTATTCTGTTGTTGTTGGCGGTAGAGATAATGATATAGATGGTGTTGGCTCTGTTGCTCTTGGTGGATATCATGCTTATGACCATGCAAAAAATGCTAGTGTTATAATGCCTGCTGGTATTTCTAGTTCCTCTTGGGATGATGGAGAAGCACAACAAAAATACAATACTGTAGCACATGAAACAACTGATGCAACACAAACTGTATTAAATACTCAAGCTGATTCTATTAGCACTGCTTATTTTGCAGGTTCTTTAAATTCAAACGGCGCTTCTTTATTCAAAATAACTCTTATTGCAAATGTAACAGGTGGTGGTGATACAAAAGCATGGACATTTGAAGGTGTTTTTAAAAAAGGTTCTTTAGCTTCTTCTGTTGCATTTGTAGGAACACCTGCAAAAAATATCATAGCAGCAGATACAGGTGCATCATCTTGGGATGCTGATGTTCAAGTAAATACTACTTATGGTGGTGTAGAAGTAGCTTGCACAGGTGCAGCTTCAACAACAATTCGTTGGGTTGCTCAAATATCACAGACACAAGTTGCATTTTAATTAAAAGGAAAATAAATAATGGCAATACAATTAAACTTAACAGCAGAAAATACTAAATTAAATGTTCCATTGAATTCAGTATATGCAAGAATATCTAGTTTAAGAGGAAACAAAACAACATTTGAGTACAATGTTCAAGTGTTTATAAATGAAACATCAGCAAATCCAGGCGAGGGTTTAAGAAACTCAAGACCAATTAAAGTTGATAGTTTTAGTTTTCCAATAACAGATATTGACAATACAAATATAATGGAATATTGTTATAATCATTTGAAAACGCAAACTTTATATACAGAGGGAGTTGATGTGTAATGACTATTCATTTAGAACATCACAATGCAGGTAATGTTACTTTATCTACTGATGCAACTGGTAACTTACAGATAAGTCCAGATAATACAAATGGAATAGGATCAGTAGTTAGTTCAGGTATATTATATGAACACGCACACACAATTAGTTCAGCATATTCAATATCAAGTGGAAATAATGCAATGAGTGCTGGGCCTATCACGGTTGCATCAGGCGGTAGTGTTACAGTACCTACAGGCTCTGCATGGACAGTAGTATAATATTATAAATAGAATTAAAAGGAAAAATTAAATGGCTACTCCAAACACAAGAGATACATTTAAAGAATATTGTTTAAGAGCATTAGGGAAACCTGTAATTGAAATAAATGTAGACCCAGATCAGATAGACGATAGAATAGATGAAGCATTACAATACTTTGCACAATATCACTATGATGGTATTGAGAGAATGTATCTTAAATATCAAATAACATCTGCTGACATTACACGAGCTCGTTCTAATAACAACTTAACTCAAGTTACTGATGTTGATAGTTCAACAACTGCAACATGGAAAGAAGCAAAAAATTATATACCTATTCCATCAGCAGTTATGTCTGTTGTAAAAGTTTTTCCTTTTACAGATAAAGGTATGCAAAACTTATTTGATGTTAGATATCAATTAAGATTAAATGATTTATATGATTTTAGTTCGACATCTGTTTTACATTATCAGATGACAATGCAACATTTAGATTTTTTAGATCATATTTTAACTGGTGAAATACCTGTAAGACATAATCAACATCAAAACAGATTATATCTTGATATGGATTGGCAAGATGTAACTGCTGATGAATTTATTGTAATAGAATGTTATAGAAAATTAGATCCTGCTACATATGTAGATATCTGGAATGATATTTTCTTAAAGAAGTATGCAACTCAATTAATTAAAAAACAATGGGGTGCAAACTTATCTAAATTCCAAGGTGTGCAAATGTTAGGTGGTGTTGCTCTGAACGGTGAACAGATTTATACTCAAGCTCAAGAAGAATTAAATAAACTAGAAGAACAAATGCAACTCGCTTATGAGTTACCACCAATGCACATGATTGGATAATTAAATGCCTACTAATGTATATTTCGACACAGGTACAAAACCAGAACAAGCACTCTATGAAGATTTAATCATAGAACAGCTTCGTATCTATGGGCAAGATGTTTACTATATTCCTAGAAACATGAATAGTGAAGATAAAGTATTTGGTGAAGATGAATCATCTTCATTTGATGACGCATACCTGATTGAAATGTACATGGAAAACATAGATGGTTATGAGGGAGAGAAAGAATTAATGTCTAAATTTGGTTTAGACATAAAAGATGATGCAACATTTGTTGTTGCAAGAAGAAGATGGGAACAATTCGTTTCAGTTGATAATAATTTAATTGTATCTTCAAGACCAAACGAAGGTGATTTAATTTATTTTCCAAAAGCCTCAAAGATGTTTGAGATTACTTTTGTAGATCATGATGACCCATTTTACCAAGTACATAACTTACCAACATATAAATTAAAGTGTAAGACATTTGAGTATGGTTCTGAACAGATTGATACTGGTATTGCAGAAGTTGATGCAATAGAAACTGATAATAGTTTAGATCAACTTGCACATCAAATTACATTAGAAACTGGAACAGGTTCTGGTTCACTAATATTAGAAAATACAGTTGAAGGTGCAGATGCAGACTATATAATATTAGAATCTTATGTAATTGATACAATAGATGAAAACGCACAAAATGATTTATATTCAACATTAGATGATAATGTTTTAGATTTTTCTGAAACAAACCCATTTGGAGATGCAGGGATAGATTGATATGATAGGACAATATTTTTATAACGAAGCGACAAGAAATGTAGTAGTTGCATTTGGAACACTTTTTAACAGAGTGCAAATTGCGAAGAAAGATAGTTCTGGTAATGTAACACAGACTATGAAAGTTCCATTAGCATATGGGCCTAAACAAAAATGGTTATCAAGACTACAAGAAGATCCAAACTTAAATAAAAAAGTTGCAGTAACATTACCAAGATTAGGTTTTGAAATATCTGGTATTGAATATGATAGTGCAAGAAAATTAAATAAAATAATCAAAGTCAAGAAAAAAGTTGACGGTGTTGATTATGACCAATTAAAGTCAGGATTTATGCCTGTTCCTTATAATATCAATTTTGAATTATATGTAATGGCAAAACAATCTGATGATGCACTACAAATCGTAGAACAAATATTACCATACTTTCAACCAGAATATACTGTAACAATGAGAGAAGTTCCAGAGTTAGATATTATCAGAGATGTTCCTATTGTATTAAACAGTATCAACTATGAAGATAATTATGAGGGTGAATTTACAAGTAGAAGAGCTATAATTTATACAATGAGTTTTACTGCAAAGTATTTTCTATACGGCCCAATCACTTCTACAAATGTTATTCGTAGTGTTCAAGTTGACCAGTATTCTGATATGCCAGTTAATACACCAAAAAGAGAACAGAGATATACAGTTGAACCAGATCCAACAAATGTTTCACCTGCTGTGTTTGATCCTGATGATGAAGATAATTTTGGATTTAATGAAACTGCATCATTCTTTGAAGATGCAAAAGATTATAATCCAGTAACAGGTCAAGATGAGTAAGTCAACTGAAGTCCTAGACGGAGTATTAGGTATAACTGATGTTGTAGATAATGCAATGTCTACTACTACAAAAGAAGTAGTAAAGAAACCAGTTGTTGTTAAAACAAATGATGATGACATTGACAATGATTATAAGTATCAAAGAGAAAACTTTTATAATCTAGTCGAAAGAGGTCAAGACGCAATAGATGGTATTTTAGAGCTTGCAAGAGAATCTGAACATCCAAGAACATATGAAGTTGCAGGTAACTTAATAAAACAAGTTGCAGAAGTAACAGAGAAACTTGGTGATTTACAAGAGAAGATGAAAAAACTGAAAGATGTTCCTAGTAATGCACCAAAGAATGTAACTAATGCACTTTTTGTAGGTTCTACTGCTGAATTACAAAAATTGTTAAAGGGAAAAA